ACTGGCGGAGCCGGTAATAATGTAAGCAATACTACGCAGAAGTCGATCCACTACCAGTCTGCGCGCAAGGATGCCATCGAGGTCTTGAAGCTGCTGGTATCGCAGGATGCCCTGCCGCTGACGGCGGCGAAGGGTAAGGCTGGGGAAGCTAAGCGCTACCTGGAACTGATGGCCCTGGTCGATAAGCTGGCTATCCGCTACTTCTTCGACGCTGAGACGCATCGGCTCCTGGAAGCCGTCGTAGACGAGGGTGCGGTTAAGGCTGACGTGGGCAAACTCCCGGAGGACTCAGACGATGACGAAGAGCAAGACGACGAAGAAGGTGAGGACGACTCCGACGACGAGGAAGATGACGAATAAGTATTTTCCACTGACTGGCCTGGGCTATACAGAGACCAAAGACTTTGAGTTGGTCATACAGGAAGTCTGTAACGATATGCTGCCGTCCGGATTGGATACAATGTACGCACTGCGTAATAAGATAACGGGCATTATAGAGGCGAGGGGTATGTCCCTCGCCCTCTCCGTGGTCGTGCTACAGAATCAGCAGCAGATGTTCGACAAGGTGCTGAGTGGGGAGTTGAATGGGTATGCTTCTCCGCAGGGTAAGACGGCGCTGGGCGATATAGGAGATATCTAGTGCGCTTACTAGTATGTGGTGGTCGGGATTACTCGGATTATACCAAAGTCTACACGGAGATTGCTCGCGCATTGGATTGGGTGTCCAGCGGAGATGAACCCAACGACAGCTGGCTGCCTCCAAAGGACACGGTTATTATTTCAGGTGGTGCTACAGGAGCAGACAGTATTGCTGTAGATTGGGCAGTGATTCACTGGGTTCCACGTGAAGTGTACAAAGCTGACTGGGAGAGGCACGGCAAGGCAGCAGGGCCTATCCGTAACAAGCGCATGCTTGTGGAAGGAAAACCAGATATGGTGCTAGCGTTTCCGGGGGGACCTGGCACGGCGAATATGGTAGATCAGGCTCTAAAAGCAGGAGTACCAGTACGATGCATCTCATAATCGACTCAGATCCGATAGTCTACCGCTGTGGCTTCGCTGCGGAGAGAACGGACCATCACCTGGTAGTGGAGTCTCCCGGAGGGGAGATACGGGAACTCCACTTTACCCCTAAGCCTAAGCAGCACGCTGGCGCGCAAATGCAGGCATGGGTAAAGGCGCACCCTGAGTGGACGATACTCGACAAGAGCAGAGATATACATCCTGACAGTGAGGAAGAAGCACTTGCAGCAGTTAGAACTCAACTTTTCTCCATCGAAAAAGAGTGCAAGCAGCACTACGGATTGGACGACTTTTCGCAGCGAACTGTTGTCTTGTCTGGACCTGGCAATTACCGAGAACGACTGGCAACGATTGCACCCTATAAAGGAAATCGAGATTCAGATCACAAGCCATACTGGTACCAGTCAATCCGTAATTATCTCACTTCCGAGTGGGGAGCCGTCGTAGTACATGGGAGAGAAGCAGATGACGAATGCAGTATCCTGGCCGCGAATCGCCGCCACGCGAGCGGACATAGTAGTGAGGGACGCGATCGATTGGTTCGAGGGTCCGCTCGACTTCGAGGGTCCGCTCGGCAGAGGGATTTGCGAGTGTCCGGCCTGCCGAAGGATGCGAGAGATTACCAATACATCATCGCCACCATCGACAAGGACCTTGACCAAATCCCAGGACCGCACTATAACTATCTCAAACAGGTATTCTACAGTCAATTGGAGGATGCCGCCCGCCTATTTTTCTTCCAGCAATGCCTCTCAGGCGATCCAACAGATGGAATCCCTGGGTGCTGGAAGGTGGGAGAGGGTAAGGCCGCCGCCTTTATTTCCAAGCACGCTCGACGATCTGATGGACTCATTTGGGAGGGAATCTGTCGTGAGTACGCAGCTAGCCAAAAAGTCGCCGGTTGTCCGTACGTGGGTAGTGACCCCTCTGCCGTTGCCCTAGAGACTGCTAGACTGGTTTACTTACAGCAGAAAGAGGGCGAACTGTGGAATCCCCCTGGGACGCCACACGGACAAGTGGAGGCAGATGATGGCGATACTTAAGAACAGCGCTAAGTGCGACAAATGCGGCGTAGAGATAGAATCCACGAATAGGCACGACTTTCGCGTACATCGCTGCAAGCCGGAAGATGCTGACTGGCATTTTGCCGTAGATGGCGGTAAGGCATACATTCGCCGCGTGGGGACAGGATTTACAGATACATCAGTTTTTACGGAGAACAGCGATGGAGAATGACGATCACGCAGAAGTATTTGAGCAGATCATGCAGGACTACAACTTCATGCTCTCTATGGAGCAGTGGGCTACGAGCGACCTGGTGAAGCTGGCTAACCTGATTGACATTGAGTTGCAGCAGAGGGCGGAGGCTGAGCAGACCCTGCGAGAGCAGGAGGCCAACTACAATGCGGAAGTGCGGGCGGCTATCAGTGTCCTGGAAGGTCACTACTAAGATGGCTACCATCTACATCGCAGGACCCATGACCGGGTATCCAGCGTTCAACTTCCCTGCGTTCACAGAGGCAGCGGCTACGCTGCGTAGCCAGGGACTTAAGGTTATTAGTCCGCATGAACTTGACAAGGAACACGATGCAGCAGACGCGGCCACCGCAGCGGCAAGCAAGACAGGTAACATCAGCGACCTTAAGCAGACGTGGGGAGATTTTCTCAGCCGAGACGTTAAGGTCGTGGCTGATGAAGCTACGGGGGTCGCGCTTCTACGCAACTGGGAGCGAAGCAAGGGAGCTAAACTTGAGGTTACTGTTGCTCTATTGGGAGGGAAGCCTATCTACCAATACCATGAAGCAGCTGGGCTTACAGAACTGGATAGAACATGGGTAAAAGACGTACTGTACGCCAACTTGTAGGAGTTATACCAGGGCACCGCAGCGGAACTAAGCGCGGTGACAGGCATTGGATCGATCCAGAGGGGAATAAATGGGATTCACGCTATGAGTACGCAGTTTACGCCGCCTACACAAAAGCTGGCTTCAAAGTCAGACGCACGACCAAAAGTGATACGATGGCCTTCATTCTGCCCATTAAGGGGGGAAAGTGCGGAGATTGTGGATCAACTGAAGTTGGTCAACAGCGGACTTATACGCCGGATCTATATGTTGATCCCGATCATACCAAACGTAAAACCATCGGTTATTACATCGAGGCTAAGGGCTACTTACGGGCTAAAGAACGTGCGCTTCTCCGTGCTTTCTATAAAGCGCACCCGGATTCTGCTGTCCGTTTCTTACTCCAAAGGGACTTCCCCTCCGGAGCCAAGTCCAAAGTCACGGGTAAACGCAGCAGCATAACGCAGTGGTTTAGGAAGTTCTTACCCAATGCTAAAGTGGAAATTTGGAATGGGCAGCCGCCCAAAGGATGGTGAGCATGCTTAGCTTTATTCAGCGGCGCAGAGCCGCATTCGAGCAATGGCTTGATGGCAAACGAGAAGCAACTAGGCGGCGCAATCTCAGCGCAGAAGCTGCTGATATTGAGGGGCAGATCCGCGCGCAGTTGAATCAGCAGTATCGTCAGCGGGAGGCCGATGCTGAGCGTCGCGGGTTCGATCTAGGTGTGCAGCGCACGCGGGACACCTACACAGCGGAGTATGCCAAACTGCGTGCCGAGTTAGCTTTAGCCGCTGAGAAGAACTATACGTGGGTGAATGATCGCGGTATCAAGTCTGGCGATATCGTTCAGGACGCTAACGGAGTCAACTTCGTAGCCTTATCACAGGAACATATTGATGAACTCAAAAAAGGCCAAGGCGCTGCGGCAGGGACTCAAAGAGTACAGCAAACGCGCAAACCCCGAACGCGCGGCCGAGCTAAAAGGAATTGAGCACTATGGAATCAACAGCGAAACAGGCGAGCAGTTTCTTGCTAGCGTCACAGCAGTACTCTCCCCTACATGTCCACGGGGGCTATACCAGCGGACTAAGCGGCTCATTAAAGCCGCAGTCCACAGAAGCCGACCCCAATGGGCTGACTTCAAGCTCTCCAGGGGCGAAATTAGACGCCGGAAAGGTGGACATACTCCGCGGAGCATTCCTCTACTTTCCGAAAGCACTGGAGGCAGTGGCACAAGTATCGGAGATAGGAGCGAAAAAGTACGCTTGGGAGGGGTGGAGAACGGTGCCGGATGGCGTGACGCGCTACGGCGCCGCATTGAGCAGACACTTGATGCACAAGCCGGGAACGCGGGATAATGGTCCTGGCGGTACGGGTTGCCTGCACGCTGCACAGGTAGCCTGGAATGCCCTGGCCATACTTGAATTACTTATTGAGCAAAATAACAATGCCGTTTAGTGATATACGCCGACATAGAAGCGCCTACTATAAGCGCACATATGGTATCACCATTGATGAATACGACGCGCAACTAGCAGCACAGAATGGCGTGTGCTTTATTTGTAAAGCGCCGCCAAAAACACGCAAGCTTAGTGTAGACCATAACCACGCGACTGGCGAAGTGAGGAAGTTACTTTGCCAGCGCTGTAACCTGGCCGCTGCAATGGCTGAGCGAGAAGGAAATTATATGTGGAATATAATTCAGTATGTAGGAGGAAACTATGACAGCATCGTCTCCTAAAATACTGCTACTTGATATTGAGACAGTTCCGCTGGAGTCCTGGACGTGGGGACTCTGGGACCAGAATGTCGGCTTAGACCAGATCAAGACTGAGTGGTCTATCATCAGCTTCGCTGCGAAGTGGTTTGGTAAGCGAGAGGTTATCTACCACGACACAAAGGGTGACGTGCGTAACGACTGGAAGCTGTTGGGGGAGATATGGAAGCTGCTGGACGCGGCCGACATTGTTGTTGCACAGAACGGGAGGCGCTTCGATGTAAAAAAGATCAATGCGAGGCTTATAATGTCTGGTTATGGCCCGTACTCCCCTGTCCGAATTGTGGATACGCTGCTGGTGGCGAAGAAGCACTTTGCTTTCACCAGCAACAAGCTGGCCTGGACCAGCAAGTATCTCACTGATGCGCCGAAGTCCGAGCATAAAAAGTTCCCTGGCTTCGAGCTATGGGCAGAGGTTATGAAAGACAACCCCAAGGCGTGGGCGGAGATGAAGAAGTACAACATACAGGATATCAGGAGCCTGGAGAAGCTATACAAGAAGCTGCTGCCCTGGATCGATAATCATCCGAATGTAGGTGCCTATAACTTCAAAGCCACACCCAGTTGCCCGAAGTGTGGCTCCGCTAAGATGCAGCAGAGAGGTTTCGCTGTACTGCAGCAGGGTAAGTATGCTAGGTATCAGTGTCAGAGTTGCGCTGGATGGAGTAGAGGTAAAGTTATGTTACTGGATAAGGACAAACGAAAGAGTATGCTGGCATGAGTAAACTAGCAGCCGGTGTATCTAGCACGAAGCGAGAGGATCTAGAGGCCCTTGTGGCTATGGGGGATACCAGTGTTCCAGGCGTCGAAATGTCCGACCTTAATGATGGGGATATTCTCGCCCGCACTCGGGAGAATGTCAATCCTAACGGACAATTTCAATTCGTATATGTTCCTGAAACGGGTGATCCCATCACGTCAGACTGGGTTGGCCAGGATTTCAAAAAACAGGTACTCAGAGGATGGGTGGACGGCGTTAAGTCTGCTATCATTGGCAGGGGGCACGCTGGAATACAAGCAGCCAACGAAGCAGCGGCGGAAGCCAAGCTAAAGCGGCTACAGCAAGAGCAGATGGAGGTAGAGGAAGATGACGCAGCAATCCCCAGTGATGACGGAGTGGGAGTGGATACTAGCGCGGCGCCAGTGGGAACGGGAACAAAACTTCGCGGAGCGGTACAACAGAGCACTCGACCTGCACAACGAGTCAGTGCGCCGAGCGCAGACCCCTCCACCTACGTCGAAGATCAATTAGAGTTGGCACGAGAACGCCTGCGTGCTGCCGAACAGGCACAGCAGGATATCACACGAGAAGTATTGACAGCACGGAGAGATTATGACAAATGGCAAGCGCTTTCTGCCGCTCTTGGCGGCATTGGTGATGATGGGCTGCGCGGTACAGACGGACCCAGCGGAAGCAACATTGAAACAGCAAAATCGCTGCGCGGAGTTGAATACGTGGAGCGAGTACTTCCAAGCGTGCGCGAGCAGTCAGGGAAGCTGCGTACTCAGCCTGGACAACCTCAAGGAGTACGACGCTAAGAAAAAGGAATATCTGGCTAGCTGCCTCACGCCTGAGCAGAAGTTGCAACTGCTTGCGCCTAAGCCGGAAGTAAAGCCAATTCACCATCAGGGTGAGACTACGGCGCAAAACTAGCGCCCATAAAAAAGGCCCTCTTCGGAGGGCCTTCTTCTATGCGAGCACTTCGCGCTTTACTATCATCCCTTTCGGGATTCTACCCCTAGTATGGGTATCTCCATCATCTGCTAGATCCATTGCCAGTGTAACGTTATTCTCCGTCTCTTTGACTACCCAGCCCACGGACTGGACTATAGGATTATCATCATCTAAATCGTCTGTGGCTATCCATCCGTCCTGTTCGCCTCCAGCATCCCGCCAAGTTATGCGCTCGATTTTCATTTCTTGAAAGCAGCGGCAATGATCGGAACAACCTTCTCCACAGAGCGACCAGCGGTATACCCACCTATGCCTATCTGCAGCAGCGTCCAAGCTTGAGGCGCCAGCGGATTAGGTAGCCACTTAAAGCTATCACAGACCACCAGAGCAAGAAACACAAGCATAGTAATCGGGCGCCAGATAGCAGCAAGGAAATTGCTGGATGATGCCTCTGCTGCGATGATCTTAGTCTGTCCATCTAGCAGGCTCTGTTCGTATTGTAGTGTGGCCGTCTGCGCGGCCATCCCCGCTTGCAGTTGTGCTAGCTGCAGCTTTACTTTATCGTCACCGGATACCGTTATATGGTCTATAACATCTGTTATAGGCTTAAGGATTCCTGCGACTATATCACCCACCACTGCCATACGTCTCTCCTAATACGCTTAACAATCTGTTGATCCAGCCTAGGCCGTACTTGCTGAACTCTGCCGCGGCAAGGTAGTGCTTGGCTCTGTGCTGCGCATAGATCACTGGATCTTGCGTTATTTGTCCAATGGCCTTTGCGAGGCCAGGTCCCTGGTTAACAGCACAATCAAATCCCATGAGCTTACAGTTCTCAGGGAGAGAATCTGCATTAATCGCGTCCCAATAGGCTTTTTGATACAGCGGAGCAACAGTCTCAGGAGTAAGAGACGCAATATCCAAATCCGGATACGCACGTTTTGATATGCCCAAGTTCGTTTCACCACCTGGATCATTTGGGTCATTGACATACCCTCCCTCGAACTTAAGGAGTATTGTCAGGGCTTGACTGAACTCCATTGGGGTCTCCGCTATTCAACTCTCTTCCTAGCTGGGCTGCGAAGCCTGGCACGTTGACAAACTTGCGCAGAGCAGGCTTTAGGCCGTTCTGTATGACATACTGAGCGCCACCTGGAACGGTAGCGGCTGCGGCGCGAGCTACTGCCAGCGTCTTGCTGTGAATGGGCGCAGTAGCATCCAGCGGCGTACCAGCCATACCCTCAGACTTCCGAAGTACCTGATATAGCGGGCTAGTGTTCACACCCTCACTATAGCCGATAGGATCAGTCATCTTGAAATACCGGGTAAGCTTCGGCGTATTAATTTCCCCAGTAGCCGCATTTAGCGTATTGTCCCGGAGTTCAGCGAACAGACCATAGCGCTTGCGTGCCTGGTCGTAGCTCTGCTGCACAGGTGCAGGTAAACCATCTTTGACCAGCGTCTCGACGTGATCTTTAACGCCATCCAGCGCCTTACTTAGCTGGTAGGAATCCCCACG